CTCCAGTGTGAGCCACTTCGCCCCCTCGTATTTTGCTGTTGAGAGCACGGATGCGACCTGCGTTGATACCGATGCCCGCCCTTTGTGCAACGTATCTGCCAATAGCCATATCAGAACTAAAGATACTATCGAGGGTGTCATCGCTATCAACAAGGACACAGCTAGCAAATTGTCTAAGCGGAGTCCTAACTCCTGCGAGGATGGGAGTGGGCACGTTGATTTTGTGCTTGCTGATTGCGTCATAGTATTTCCTTACATAGGAGAGACGTGTTGCTTGAGGGTATTCAGCAAAAATAGTTGCTGCTACAAGCATGTAAGCATACTGTGGAGTTTCAAATACACTACCACTGCTTCTATCTTGCACCAGATATTTATCTACAACCTGACGAAGACCAGCATAGGTGAAGAGATAGTCACGATCATGATCAATAAAACTATTGATCTTATCCCACTCTTCCATAGAATATTTGCTTAAGAGTTCTCCATCGTAGAGTCCCAACGAGACTCCACCTACTAGATGGTCATGAACATCTGGGAACCCTTTGTTCCAATCAGCTCCAAAGACTTGCTTATATAGAGAGAACAGAAGGAGACGAGCAGCAACAAACTGATAGTTTGGAGCATCAAGCTCAATAAGGTCACTAGCTGACCTGATAAGAATTTCTTGGATTTCTTGTGTCGTGATTCCATCATAGAACTGAATGCCAGATTGGATCTCTACCTGTGAAGGTGAAACGCCAGAGAGTCCACCACAAGCGCATTCTACCATCAAATGAATCTTATCAAGGTTAAGGGATTCTGTAGATCCGTCACGCTTTTTAACTTTGATACCGTTGCTCATATTTTCTTCCAAAGATTAAGTTTTACTTTTGCTTCTAAGCCTGAGTAAGTGTTAGATTTTACCACGGATTGTACATCATGTCCAGCTAATACCATGTCGTTAATATCTTTTTCTTTAATGGTATCTGGCCAGATTACAATGCTTTCTCCTTTATCAATACACTTTTCGTATCGTTGAACGATTTGTTTGTTCCTTGGTTCGTTGTCGTAAACAAATGTACGACGAGGGTAATGTACCCCGTCAAGTACAACGTCAGCGCCACACATCGCCAGTCCATTAGACAAGAAAAGAGAGTCGAGCGGACCCTCTGTGACGTAAATATTTTCATTTTTGTTTATACGATCAAGTCCAAATAATTTAGGATATTGCTTATCCAAGATGGTAGTGATATAGCGAAGAGTTGCATTCTTGTTAAGAGACCTTGCTTGATATCCGAATACATTTCCATCTTCCGAGATTAGTGGGAGTATAATTCTAGGTTCTTTAATTGTGTTTTGATTATTCTCCCAAGCGTTGAAATCCTCTGCGTAATAGAAGTTTGAGTAAAATGACTCTGGTATCTTTCGGTTGAGCAGATATTGTTTTGCTGGGTGTGTAGTATTTAGTGATTCGATACTTTGCAGTTCACTAAAAATGTTCTTCTTGAACACTGGTTTAGTGACAAATGGTTTGAAGTCAGGTGCCTTAACCTGATAGTTCTTACCAGTCATACCTTCTTTGTATCTCTCCATGACATACTCATCGTGAAGATTGGTATTCTGATCCTTCAGAAACTGAGAGAAGTTACGAGTGACGCCACAATTATGACACTTAAAGACAAAACTATCTCGCATCGAGAATAGATATCCTCGTGCTTTGTTCTGCTTCTTCACCGAGTCGCCACAATACGGACAACGAAAGTTGTACGTTCCTTTCTTTTTTTCTACAAATTTAAGAAGTTGAGTGGAGACCAGACCAATATACTTGGTGTCAATGTAATTCATTTCGATTGTTGGATGGTCGCTCCTCCTATAGTAGCATTCGTTTTACCAACTGTCAAGAGGTTACCAAAGAAAGATGCCGATCCAATCACAACGATTGCTGTGGTGGCAACGCCAACTGTAACCCAACGAAATCTAGAGAGATCTTCTACTTTTTTTTCAAGAGTAGATAGTTTATCTTTAACATCTTTAATCAATTCCATAATGGCATGGTCAGCTCTATCTGACTGCTCCAATCTATTTTCATGACGTTCCAAAATGAGAGCAACGTTCTGGTTGCTCTCACTTATCTTGTCTACTGCTCTCTCAAGTTTGTCAAGCATCTCCTTTGAGAGATCTTCATATATTTGAAACTTGGCTTCTAATACTTCTAAATCTCTACCAAATCCAAACATAATGCTCCTTATCAGACGTTGCGAACTGCAAAGTCAAGAGCTTTCTGATAAGTTGTTGCACTCATGTTTAACATGACACGGAACTTATCTCTGTTCTCTGGTGATAAACCTTCATAGGTAGCAAGGATTCTTTTAGCATCGAAGACGCCGATTCTACCTGCAGTGCCATCATTGAATACAAGATTAGCAAATGATGTCTCAGGATCTCTACCCCAACCGTTGCCCTCTTCAGCAACCTTGAGAGCAGTGGTGAATACGTCTACGCCACCAGCAGAACCACCACGAGGGATTGGTCCTGTTACGGGACTCTTGTTCCAATCAGTAGACATATCCATCTCCGAAATTACATTACCTTCAGGATCAAAGGAGTTCTTTTGAACTACTTGTTTCTGTGCTTTCTGTTGCTTAGACGCTGCTTTCTTTCTGAAGTCAGACATACGTGCCTTGAGAAGCGTATTCATTTCATCTGACTTGTCTTGCGCTTGCTGCTTTGCTTCGCCACGCTTTCTTTGTAGTTCTTTCTTCGCTCGCATTTGCTTGCTAGCTTTGATTTGCTTTTGGGCTTTCTCAGTTTCTGATGCTGCCTCAGCAATCACTTCTTTAATCTCTTCAGACATTTTTGTTTTCCTCCTTGACATAACTCTTTGGATTAATTTTTTAGCACTCTTTTTACGACCATCAATTTTTTCATCTTTGGTCTTCTTCAAGTTTTTCTTTTTCTTTGCTGTGTTAACAAAGACAAAGGCAGGAGGAAGTGCTAAGGAAGATCCATCACCTGCCATCATTTCATTCATAGTAGTTTGAGAAGTTTCAGACATTGCTCGTCTACATCTGTGGTATCTACATGTTCTGGTAATCTATCAAGAAAGACCATAAATGCTTTTAGGATTGACCAGTATTGCGATTCTATTTTATAGAATAGAAGCAGCGTTGCTGCGTCATTGAATACATTATATAGTGTAATAATATGATTCAATATTAGATGGTGTTTCAATTCACCAGTGGTTTCATAACGACGAAGTAATCTTTTAATATATTTAAACTTTTGAATATCTTCTTCAAAGTCATCATATGTTACAGACAACGGGTTGTTATAATTTTTAATTGCAAATAACAACCAGTTGTCTGGTGTCAATTCATGGAAGATCATACATCATCATGCATAGGTTAGTGAAGCACTATTAGAGATGACCTCTTCAGTACCACCAGCAGATGTAATCTTCACACGGAACTTGTAACCATTATAGGTTGCCTTAGCAGCAGCAGTAAGTGTGAGAGTATCTGTTGTAGAACCAGAGTATACTCCAGCATCTGTAAGATCCGTCCACTTGGTTGTTTGTGCGGCTGTTTGATACTGCCACTTATAGATAAGAGTGCCAGGTGTGCCAGTTGTAGAAGTGGTAACTGCAAAGGTTCCTGTGTAAGGAGTTGCGGCACCAGTAACAGCAGCAGGTTGTGCGGTAATCGTTACAGCAGATGCAACGTCAGCAGCAGGGTTGTCTTCTGTACCACCTTGAGCGGTGCCATAGTCACCAGCATTAGCAGCGGTCTGATTAGCGAATGCTAAGCACTCTGCCTTATGGCGGGTGTTACCATCGCCATCAGTATAAGTTCTATATGCCCACCAACCTGGCCACTTGAGACCACGAACTTTGTTCTCATCTAGTGATGCTTCTGTGTCATCAATGAAGAGAAGACTTGTTCCTGTTGGAAAGTGTGCGTTCTGTGAGTTTTCATGAAGAAGAAGTGCAGCAACTTCCTTTGGAGGTGTTCTGCGAATAGCATTAGCAGCGGTAACTGTGCCAGTTGATCCAGCATATGCAACCTTTAGTTTGAGTGTGGTTGCAGAAACTACTGACTCAACACTATACTGAACGCCACCAAGAGAAAGAACATCCCCTGCTTGCACAAAGTTATTAGAAGTTCTGTCAGTAAAATCACCAGTTGTTGTTACAGTCGTGCTGTTATTAGTAACGCTCAAATTATTTGCCAACGCCTTCGCGTCGATTGTTCCGAAAATTGCCATCGGTTTCCTCTATAAAATATTCGTATTCTAAAAAGTATTTATAAAAAAAGGGATGCGAACATCCCAGAATGGTTATGTAAACCGAGTGTCAGGGGGTAAGGTCTTTAGCACCTTTGTTCTTCAACTGTGCTTGTGCTTGTAGAAGAATGAGTGAAAGAATACCGTTTGACTTGACCTTTGGGTTTGCTCCCAGTGCTTCTGATACAGCGAAAAGAACTGTAGCAATTAGAGCTTGGTTAGCAATACACCATGCAATGATAGCGGACATAATGATCTCCTATAGGACTCAAATTATTTAGCTGCTTTTTTTGCCATCGCTGTGGCAGTGCCATACATCACATCCTTTGCTTTATTGCCATACTTATTTTTAAATGATCCAAACTTTTTCTTCATGCCCTTGACAAACTTTTCTTTCTTTGCTTTTTCAGCAGCAGATAGTTTCTTTTCACCAAGAACTCTAAAGTCTACATCATCCATATCACCAAGTTTTTCCAAACGCTCACCAACTTCTAACCACAACTGGTTGGCAGTTTCTACATCATACTCTTCTTTCTTTACTTCTTTCTTTGCTTTCTTACCAGTTACAGGTTCAGGATCGTTGGGGGTATCAACTTGAGGCATGATTTCAATTTCTACTTTCTTGCCTTCGTCAACAACTTCCTCCCATTCCTCCTTGCTTAGAGACTTTTTTGCCTTTCCATATCCCTCCTGCACTTCTGCTGCCTTTTCCCACATTTCCTTGACAGACTTCTTATTCTTTCTTGCACGTAGAAGTGCAAAGTCATGAGCGTCTACCTTACCATTTTTATTGGCATCAATCTTCTCTTGATTGCCAGGCATGTCTCTTGCTTCACTCTTCATTTCTTTCTTTTCTTCTGCCTTACCTTCCTTGTGCTTCTTCTCTCCCTTCTCTTCTTTCTCTGGCTTCTCTACTTCTTCAGCCTTCACACACTTATCTTTGCCGTTCTCTGTGCCAGCATACTTATATCCTTTCCAGCAAGCTTTGCCATCAGCACCTTGCTCTTTTCCTTCTTTGTTTTTTGCTTCACCTAACTCGGCAACTGCTCGCTCAATCAGATGTTTTGAAAACTCGTCAATCGTCATTTTTCTTTTGCCTTTTATTTTTATTTATAAATGCTTTGACTTTCTCCTTCGCTGTCATCTCTTCGTGATCACAACCACAATGTTCTTTGATGTCCTTCACCCATGCACGGAACATCTTACCTTCCTCAGTAACAGCGATAATATAGTTCACGCCACGTCTATGAATCTTGCCAACCTCGCCAAGATTATTCTGCACCCAGTCACCCTCAGCAAACATGTTGCCAAGCATGTAGGATTTTTGTTTCGATTGTTGTAGCAGTTCTTTCAGTGATTTCATTTAATACCTAACCCCTCTCTAACTTCTTTCATTAGTTGAATGACATGAGAATTATCTAATGTTTCTGGAATACCTTTTCTAAATGTTGCAGTATCGCCATCTGCAGCTGCTGCTCTCATTTTGCTAGCAGACATACCAGATGCACCATCAGCATCTGGATCTCTTTCGCCCGCACTCACAACTTTAAAGTATGGAAAATAATAATTTTTTCCGTTATAAGTTTCCGCCCACCTAGATTTATATTCAGGAACTCTATCAGATCCAGCGACCCATGCTATCTCATCATAACCTAACTCTTGTATATAAATTAACATCTTTTCAATAACATTAATAGAAGGATCATAGATGATATGATCTGCGTGTGTCGGAAACATCTTTTTCATCCACTCCACTTTTCTGTCCGACTTCAGTGGATTCTTTTTTTTATCTACTGTATGAGTAGCAAAAATATAATAATCCGCACCCCATCTTCTAGCAAACTTGGCGGTCTTTTCAATTAGTTTTTGATGTCCTATTGTCGGTGGATTTAATCTACCCCAAGTTACTACTACTCTTTTCATTTCTTAGCCCAAGATTTCATCTCGTTAAAGTTTCTCTGACTGAATCCGCCCAATCGTTGAACAAGTTTAACTGCTTTATCAGATTCTCGTATAGCAACATAACCTTCTTGATTGCCGACATCATATGTTCCAGTTTTCTCATCATAGTAGTAAGTTCTAAATCTTTCACCTGCTTCAAGTTTGGGAACAAAAATATTTTTAATGTTTTGGATTGTATTATATAGGGCAACCATATGTATGAAGGAAGATTTATTTTTCTTTAAATACACAATTCCATCAAACATTTGTTTGCGCCATTTTGCTTTTGCTTTTGCCGAAGCTTTCTTGTCAATCTCTTTACGAAACTTCTCTTCCCAATACTCAACAAAATCTTCGTAGAATTTTTTTGCACTATTAACTTTTTGCCCTTCTCTCACTCTAGTGTTAAAATATTGTTTAATTAAATAAGTGATGCTCCAACTATCTTCATATGATTCAGAAATCTCATTTAAAAATTTAGAGCATTGAGGCAAAGTTCTCGTAGCAGTTCTTTTCCAATTAATTAGTTTTGATTTTTCTGCCTTAGTGATCATCATGGAAGAACCAAGTTCCGAAGTGAAAGGTGTTAAAATAAGAATATCTCTGTTTGAATGTTCAGATGCATCAAATCCAAAATTTACAGATAGATCTTGAACTGTTTTAGCATTTGTAATTGGATATCTTGCATGAATGACAACACATACTTTACAATTTTTAGCAGCATCGTATAGTTCATCATGATCTGGGATGCAATAAGAAATTAATTGAGGTTTAAATACAATACATTTTTCTTTGTGAACATCGTTAACTATCTTTCTAGTTCCTTCATGAAACAAAAAATCTCCCTGCACAACGTCTTTTAATTTACCACTATCATAAAGTGGTTTCATATATTTAAAGACATAAGTAAATACTTTTTTTAATCCATCAGCAATTTTATCTTGCTGTATCTCACTGATAGATTTAAAGAGTTGTGGTGTCTTATTAAATATCCCTTTCTTTGCTACAAAGAACTCGCCATCGACAGGATCTGGTCCACAGAAAATAGCAGGTGCTCCATCCCACTTAGTAGAAAATTTTTTGCTATTCTTTGGATCGCCAGAAAAAGTTCTCACTAAATCATCAATATACTCAAATGACTCCTTTACTCCATCTTCCCCAAACATGAGCATAAGATCTTCTATGTGTTCTAAGTGAGTGTTCTTGGTCATTTTTTAAAATAATCTCCGTTAGTGTGTGTTGGGAATACTCCACCCGACTTATTTCTAATGTTAAATTTAAATTCATACTTCTGTGTTTCAAAAGACATATCGATTCTTTTTCCTCTACCAGAAGAACCACCATAGTCAATCTCTATAGTATTTCCTACCAGAGTAGATGCTTTATGCATATACTCACTATCTATTTCGTAAAACTCTAAACTAGTTCCATCGTAGTGAACCATCCAATATCCATATCCAATACCAGAGGCACATAGATTCTCTAGTGCTGCTTTTCGATTGGCATTTAAGTTTACTTGCCTACTATGATTTGAGATTGTAGGAGACGTTTTTTTGTCGCCAGTGTACTTATGAAAAACATCCAAAAAATCTACATAATCAATACCAAACATATCCAAATATGTTTTTCCGTCATTTGGTATATTCATCTTTTCAAGTTCATTCTTAGGGAACAAAGAAATATTATCTTTACCACCACCAGATATACCACAATTAAAGAATGACAAAGTACTTCCAAATTTAACTGACAAATATACTGGAGTTTTTTCTGGACCAAAATACAAAGTAATATCTGTAAGAGTAGCACCAATATCAAAGGTCGTTACGCCACCAGCTGAGATTTGAATGTTTCCACCATTAACAACTAGAGGTCTAGGACTATTTTTGCCGCCAACATGTTCCGCTTTAACTAATGATTTTTTTAATTTATTTTGAAGAGTAGAAATAATTGTATTTACATGATCTGGGTAATTTTTGGGTTTATGTCCATTAGCATAAAGTATTAAATCTTCAGCTAAATCACCTTCATACTTGTTTCCCATGTTAACTTTTTTACTACCTCTTTGTTGACCACCAAACTCATCGGTCTTAACAAAGTCGGTGATATCCAAATAGATATCTCTATTCATAATACCAGTAGATTTATTTTCTGGATCATAAATGTTACAAGTAAACTCAATGTTATTTCTGCCTCGCAAACCAGCATTGGCAACAGAAATAAACATTTCTTTAGCTGCGTCTTCTAAAGGTTTATTCCTTTTCATGTCCACAAAAAAGAATTCTTGTGTCACTACTTTTTTATTCCGAAGCAAACTTATTTCAAAACCTTCAACACTAACAACACCAATGTCAGTCAGAAATTGATTTACTTTTCCATTTCTATTCAATCCTTTATCAAAGAATGTGGTAAGGCGTCTCATATAATCGCCACCATTTCTTACTAAATCATTTATCTTCATATGAAAAAACCTCCTCTAATTATTTAGGGGAGGTTCACAATCAAAGGTCGTTGGCAACTCGGTTTTCACTTCGCTCAATGCTGAAGGTTCCCTCAGGATATCGGGCACTCAATTTCTCGAAGTTCATCTGAGCAAGTTCTTCAAACGAAACATCAAGAGCGATACATGCCTGAGCGATGTACCACAAGATATCACCCAACTCACGTTTCATGTGAAAGATATTATCTTGGTTGTATGGTTTGCCTTGGAATGCAATCTTCTTTACGATCTCAGTAAACTCACCACCCTCTGCAGTAATACCAGCAGCAGCGGTCAGAAGACGTTGAGGATCAGCACCTTGTTCTTTGAGTTCAATCATGCGATTAATAAACTCAGTATTATCACGAGATGCAGGGCTCGTTACGCAAGCAACGAATTCGACATACTTATTAAAATCAATTGTCATGGTAAGAATTTGTGTTTTGGTAATTTAAATCTTGAAAAAAGAATACTTGATTGAATCTATACTCATTTGAAAAATATCTATCATTGCATACATTCATGCCATGAGTAAATTTTAATCCATCAAAAAATATTAATCTATTATAGTTTGGTTTTATTTTTTTTATTAAATGAAAATTGTCTTTCTTTCTCCATGGTTGAAAATGTTCTGGACAATTTTTTGGAGGTTCTTCTAAATTATTTTTTATTTTATATAAATTAGTTCCTGATTCAAAATCATTTTTATTAAAATAAACTATCGCAGTATATCCAGAATCTGTATGAGGCCACCAATAGTTATTTCCATAATCATTAAATTTATTTTTATAAAATCTAGAAGCATTTGAACACAACATATAGTAATTAGAATTCAATGGTTGCTGATTACATATGTTTTGAAGAAACAAATATACTCTATCTATTTCTTTATTTAAAATCATATGTCTTCTATCTTCAAAATGAATATTATTATATGTTGGTGATTCGTAACTTTTCCATAGTTTAGGTTTATATTGCCAAAAATAATTTACTATTTGATCAGGATTTTTATAAAAATTATCTATAGTATAGATAATTGAATCATCAACTATCTCCTCATTAATTTTTACATCATCAGAAATTTCAAACATTACATTATAAAACTGGTAAATTTGTTCTGAGTGTTTTTACTTTGCTGCGCTGCCATTTCTTCAAAGTCATACTCCTCTTCTTTGTCAGAAGATAAGTCAACAGCGTTGTCTACATTATAGAGCTTCATTCGTGCTCTGTCAACCCCAACCAAGAATCGCTTATACATGGTAGGATCGTTGTATCGATTCTTCAACTGCTTCACCATAATCTTTCCATCTTTCTCCAGATCCTCTGTAGCGATGAGAGCAAACATAAAGTCAGCAGTAGCAGGGAGACCAAAGGACTCACTTGTATCAGTGAGATCGACATCACTATTACCAAACCCAGACCTTGTAGTTTGTGTGGCACTGACGAGTGGTACGTCATGTTCGACTGCCAATCCTCTGAGTTCTTCTGCGATTGCTTTGACATAAGTGTAGGAGTTTACAATAGCTCCTTTATACCTTGCAGAAGCACAGATATTTAGATAATCAACAAAGATAATATCTGGTTTGAAGGTCTTCTTTAGTTGAAGTTCATTCAACAGAGATTTGAAATGACCAACGTGTGCTGATGCTGTAGGATATTCCTTGATGATTAGACGACCATGAGTTTTTCTTTTCAGTTCGTTGATACGACTCTGAAAGATTGTCTCTGGTAAATCTACAAGGTCTTTGATGTTGACGTTGAAAAGATTAGCATCAATACGTTCAGCAATCTTTTCTTCTGCCATCTCCAATGTGATGTAGAGAACGTTGTTACCCATAGACAGACAATGTGCAGCAAGGTCACACATGAAGAGTGACTTACCTACACCAGTGCCAGCAAGAGCTACGTTGAGTGTCTTGTTAGGAAGACCACCCTTTGTAATCTTATTGAAGTATTCCAGATGGAAAGGAATCTTGTCTTCTGTCTTGTGATAAAACTCATAACGTTCTACACTATTCTCTAGATAATCGTGACCTACATGTTCGTCGAAAGATACTGCCAGGGCCTCTTGAAGGATTGCTGGGATCGCATCCTTTGATACTTTCTTATTGCTGTCATCCGCAATCTTGATTGACTCAAGGAGGGCGAGATAGATTGCTCTGTCTTTACACCACTTCTCTGTGGTGTCGAGCAACCATTGGTATTCGACCGCCGAATCGTTAAGTTCAGCAATCGTTTTAATTGCGTTTTGATATACTTCCTCATTTAAATCTTTCCTCGCTTCTAAGTTGATTGTTAAAACTTCTTTAGTAGGAAGCAACTCATAGTTACTTGCAAAGTTCCACACTTCTTCATAGATTACTTTCTCATGAATTTCATTAAAGTAATCTGGTTTGACAAAAGGAACAACCTTCCTGTAGAACTGCTCGTTACACAGGAGGTTGCGTAGTATAGTTGTCTCAATTCTCTCCATCCGCTACTCCATATAGAAACTCTTTACGGGCACACTCATCAAGTGCTTGCATTACTTCGGGCGTGAAATACTTCTCAGGATCGGCAAGAATAACAGAAGGATAAACGGAAGATTCCCCAACAACAACCCGATTGCCTTTGCGTTGGAATACTCCGTATTTCTCACCCAACTCCAGTAATCCATAATACTTATCCAATCCCCGTGCGTCATAGAAGAGCCTCGTTTCGATGTCTGAGTTTTCTTTAGTGAAGCGTGACTTCTGTGCTTTGACTTTGATAATGTTGCCAACCACTTCAGTGCCGTCTTTCTCTTTCTTCTTTGACAGGAAGAGAATAGTAGATGCAGAATACTTCAGACCAGTGCCACCACCCATCTCTTTGGTTGGCACATAAGCACCGACCACTTCATATGTATGGTTGGTAACAATGAGAGGAATTCCTGCTTGTCCAAGTTTCAGTGACAGAATCCTAAAGATTGATTTAATCACCTGAGCACGAGTCATGTCTCGTGTCTCTTTACCATCAGTAGCATCTTGAATCTCTTTCGATGTAGACAACATACCCAGAGAGTCAAGAACAAACAGCAGCGGTGGTCTATCTTCTTTCTTCAGTTTCATATACTCATCCACCACCTTGATGGATTGAGTGCGAAACTCTTGCACTGTAGATACAGGAACCAGACCAACACGTTTCACATCAATGCCACGAGAAACCATCATGTCTTTCGACACAGCTGATTCTGTTTCAAAATAAATTACCTGAGCGTCTGGGTTGTTGCAAAGGAAGTGCTTGACGATTGAGAGAGCAAAAAAAGTTTTACCAGTTGAGGATTCCCCAGCGAGCGCCGTGATCTTGTTAGCGGGTAGTCCACCATAAATGCTACCAGAAATGAGAGCATTGAGAATGTAGCTACCAGTATCCACAAACGATTCACAATCACCAGTAGCGATTCCATCTTCAACAACAGCTGCGAATTCATTATCTAACTCCTTAATAACAGATTGTAGGAAACTCATAATACCTCATGCGAAAAAACTTGTAAGAGAACCACGACGTTCATATTGCCAGTCAATACATTGTAGCACAGTTTTCAGTGGTTCAAGAAATGACTTTTCAAACTGTGTCGTATAGTCAACGTACTTCTCAAGGTTCAGTTCCTTAGGAAGTTGTTGGAAGAAAGCGATAACATTCTCTCCGATAGGATTGGGGGTTTTCAGATAAAGAAACTTGATCTTCTCACCCTCTTGAATCAGAGGATACTTGTGCTCCAGTTTATTCTTTCTGATGTAATAATTATACAGCAGCGCACCACGCACCTGAATCGGGCATTTCTTTTCATAGATGTCAGCACTGCTGCGATACTTCTTCAGACCATTACATCCACGAGGGAAGGAAATGTTAAGATAGTTTTGCTTTTTAGTGTCATCTTTAATCTCGTTAATGAAATCTATCAACTCATCATTTGTTTGAGTGATGATGATACGATATGCTTGCTCCAGTTTATCTCGGAAGTAAGCAGGAGTAGACGAGCGAGCGGTCTCCATGCCACAGATTTTCATCTTTGGTTTGGCATAACGAACACCTTCACTATCCCATACGTTGAGAACATAACGTTTCTTGGCGGTCCAGAAACCACGCTCGGCAATGTTCTCTCGCTTCATCTTCATCTTCTGAGCATATGCATTCAGATATTCTGCCAGTTCTTGATAAGAACTTTCAATATAAGGCTCAAGTTCCACTTCACAGATCTTGTCAAGGAACCCCACAATCTTTTCAGGAGTTTTCTCTCTTCCTTCGTATACACGATCAACCAGATCGCCCAGATTAAGATACATTGAATCAGTATCAGAAGCAATAACATAATCAACATCCTTCGTTTTAAGAATCTTATTTAGATAGGCATTCATCTTGTTACCGATCCAGCGAATAGAAAGCTGACCAGAAAGAGTGATTGCCTCAGCGATTTCAAGTTTATAGTAACGGAAGTGCTCGTTACCGATAGCACCATAAGCAGAGTTGAGTTGAATCTTACGTGCCATCTGAATATTATTGCAGCGGGCAATCTCTTTCTTCAACTCAATCGTTGGGGTCTTTTCATACTGCTGCTTGGCAGCAAGCATCTTCTTTTTGTAGATGGTTCGATCCTCATAGATCTTCTCCATCAGCTTGGGCAGGAACCCCTGCTCCTTCGTTGTGTAGTGCGTTCCATTGGCGCACAGGGTCTCCCCTACGAGGTCTGAGGTGTCGAACGCCTTATCCAGCAGCATGTCCACGTTGACGCTGCTACGGCGCGGCAGAAGCGTCTCAGGGGACAGGTTGTACTGCATGATCAGGTGGGGGTACAGAGAGTTCAAGTCGAACGACACCACCCAGTCATACATGCCAGGAATAGGTTCCTTCACATATGCACCAGCATACTTAGCATCCTTGACGCTATCTTTCTTAGGAGGAATCACGATACCCATCTGTGCAAGATAGATGAAGATGATGTTATCCCACATACGCACCTGAGAGTAAACATCTTCGTAGTTTACTTTGGCGTCATATGCCATAGTGTATGCCAGTTCAAGAAGCTTCATCTTGTCTTCCAGTTGGTCAACAAGGCGAACGTCATGAATGTTATACAGAACGAACTTGTTCCAATCTTTTGTGTAGAACTCCTTGAAGGTATCAAACTCAGAGTGGTCGAGTTTCTTAGAGTCAAGTTCTACAGAACAGATATGGTCAAGACGATATGATTCTTGGTTGGTATATGTGAACTTCTTGTAAAGTTCCAGATAGTCAAGACAAGCAACACCAGGAATGTCGTATGCAATCTGCTTGCGACCCTTAATATAAATTTCACGACTGGAAATTAATTTCCATGGAGAAAGAAGTTTTGTATGCTCATCGCCAAGAATACGATTCATGCGATTACAGATGTATGGAATATCAAACAACTGCACATTCCAACCAGTAATTACATCTGGAGTATTTTCTTGCCACCATTTGAGAAAGCAAGAAAGGAGTTTTGTCTCATCGTTGCAACGAATATAATCAACCTG